CAGCAGCGAAGTATCCGATGAGGATTTAACATCGGTTGCGGTATTCGGTCGATTGGGTCAAATCATCACGACAACATTGCACGACAATTCTGATGCAATCAGCCAGGCTGCGTTTTATTTAACTTTGCGAGCATTTCCACGGGCAATGATGCAGTCGATCACCTTTGAATTGACCAATCCTGAATTAGATGATGCCGATCGAGATTCGATGATCAACATATTTATGGGTATGCCATTGCGTATTGCGGATTTGCCCGACAATATGACCGCTGGTCAATATCTTGGATTTGTTGAAGGCTGGCAATTCCAGGCAGGGTACAACACACTTTCAGTGACGGCGTTATTGTCGCCACTGGCTTACTCGATCCAGGCGCTGAAATGGGAAGAAGTCAGCGTGTCGGAACAGTGGAATACCATCGTGGGAACACTCACGTGGGAAAATGCGCTAGTCGTAGCATAAGGAGAAACGTATGAGCAACCCGACCACCCCCTTTTCGTGGCAAATGCCACAAAACACAGATTTGGTCACGGATTTACCTGCCGATTTTGAAGTCTTTGGACAAGCCGTTGCCACATCGATGGCTGACTTGCTTGGCGGCACGTCCGGTCAAATTCTTTCAAAGGCTACAAATGCCGATATGGATTTCACCTGGATCACAAATGACATCGGTGACATAACCGCGGTCACAGCCACATCACCGCTTACAGGTGGCGGCACATCAGGTGCAATCACCGTCGGAATTCAAGCATCATCGACAACTCAGTCCGGTGCGGTTCAACTTACTGATTCAACGTCATCAACATCAACGACGACTGCTGCAACGCCGAACAGCGTGAAATCTGCCTATGATCTAGCAAATGCAGCAGTAGCAAAATCCATCGTCGATGCTAAAGGTGATTTGATCGCAGCCACTGCCGCCGATACAGTTTCACGACTTGCAGTGGGAACAAATGGTCAGGTACTTACAGCAGATTCAACAGCCGCAACAGGGATCAAATGGGCAACCGCCGCTGGTGGTTCGTCATTGCCAACATTTTCCGCTTATGCCTCAACCAATCAAAGTTTCTCAACAGCAACGTGGACGAAAATCACATTCGGTGCAGAGGAATGGGATACCAATACAAATTTTGCATCTAATCGTTTTACTCCAACGGTTGCTGGATATTACACAATTGCTGGTCGTGTAGATTTAAGCGGTTTTGGTTCGGGTTCGGTCGGTTATCTTGCAGTTTACAAAAATGGTGCTATTTACAAAGTTTTGTTTTCTATGCAAAATGCCTACACATCATCAGGCCCAGGTGGATCAACCACCGTTTATTTGAATGGTTCAACTGATTACGTGGAGTTATACACTTATATGGGCAGTGGAACTCCTTTAATTACAGGAGATGCTGGTGCAGCAACTTGGTTCAACGGAGTAGGAGTGAGGGCATAATGACGTTATATGAAAAGATCATTGCAGCATTTCCAGAATTGGAAGGATCATCCGAATTCATTATGGGTTGCATTAAATTGCAAAATGATGGAGATGGAGACTACATCGCAAAATGGGAATATGAAAAGACATTGCCAAAATCACTAGAACAGTATTTGAATTAAAACAATGTCTTTTAACTCTCAAAATGGGTGGAAAGCATCCAAAGTTAAGGCTGAAATTGGTATTGAATCATTTTTGATTCCTGGCACAAATATTAAATTGGCGTGTGCCAAAGCGGTTGCGCCATTGCTTGTCGGCTTTGCAGCTGAATTTCACGAATTAATCGAGCCGATCGATGAAGGTGGATTGGACGATTGGGGCTATTGCTACCGTGAAATCCGTGGATCGACAACCAGTCTCAGCAATCATTCAAGCGGTACAGCCATTGACCTAAATGCGACGCAGCATCCATTGGGTAAGGCTGGAACATTTCCAGCCGAAAAAGTGCCGATGATCCGTGCGCTTGCTAAGAAATACGGATTACTTTGGGGTGGCGATTATCGAAACCGCAAGGATGAAATGCACTTTGAAGTTACTTTGACGCCAGCGAAAGCCGCTGCGTTAATCAAGAAACTGGAGAACACAAAATGAATCAATGGAAAGCACTTGGCGCATCTTGGTTGCGTTCATTCATAGCCGCTGGACTAGCACTATTTATGGCTGGAGTTACCGAGCCAAAGGCAATTTTGATGGGTGGCGCATCAGCCGTCGTACCGGTCATTTTGCGATATTTGAATCCTAAGGATTCTGATTTTGGCATCAAGGAGAAGTGATTCACCAAATATTCCGAATGACCCTAGTTTCAATTCTTTTGCTAGGGCTTTCGGGATGTGGTCAATACCAGGGATGGACACGGTATGACTGCCAACTTTACGAGAATTGGGAAAACCCTGAGTGCAATCCACCTCAGTGCAAAGTGCAGGGAATATGCACTGCGGATTTATTAGGAGAAACTTTGAATGAAACAGCGCCTAAGTAACGAGCAACTGAAAGCAAGGCTGATCGTTTTCATTGGAGTATGCCTATCATTGGTATTTGCAGGGTCAGTATTAGGGATGCTTTATGCATTGATTTTCGTGACTCAGCCAATTGGGGCGCAAGCACCAAACGATAAGGCTTTCATCGATATTTTGACTACATTGACGGTTTTTCTGACTGGCGCACTTGGATCGGTGCTGGCGTCCAATGGCTTAAAAGACAAAAGCCACCAAATCTCGAAGCACCCTGATGAGGCTGATACGGCTTAGACACGCCGAAATCTACGCGGAATCCTTGCAAATGTCAGCCCGATGCGTCATCTTTTGCGTAGGGAGAATCCAAACCATCTCCCATCGGGAGTAATAAATGTACACATTCTACGAAACAGCAATGTGGCTACTATTCGGCGTCCTTGTCGGATTTATGGCTGGCTATGCATTGGGCTACAAAACAGGTCGAATTGATGGATTCGTCAGGGGCAAGATCGCTGGACGTAAGGGGATCAAATAAATGTCATTCCTGGACGGATACGAAACGGTCAATCAGAAAGTCATTCGCCTACACGCCACATATCCGACTAATCGCATCGAGACATCGATCATCGATTGGAATCCTGAAAAGGGATTCATTCTGATCGAGTGCCGCATATATCGCAATTACGAGGATGAGAAGCCAGCCGCCATTGATTATGCACACGGAATGGTCGGGGCATATAACATCCAAATGAAACGCTGGTACGTCGAGGATACGGTCAGCAGCGCCATAGGACGGTGCGCAAGCGTGGTGCTAGGTACAGAGACAAAGCCATCCCGTGAATCGATGGAACAGGTCGAAACACTACCAAAGGCTTTCGTCGAGGATGATCCCTGGTCAAAGCCATTTAGCGAGGATGGATTCCATACAGCATCCAGCGCCATCGATGACATCAAATCAAAATTGGGTGGAGAGTTAATTGCCGAAGCACCAAAGTGCAGCCACGGTCATCGCATTTGGAAAGAAAAGGCAAAAGATAAGCCAGGCAAGGATTGGGGTGGATATTTCTGCGTTGAAAAAACAAAGGCAACCCAATGCACACCACTTTGGTACGTGCTGGCAGCCGATGGTCAATGGAAGCCGCAGGTATAGCCGTGGGTGAAATGGAGATCATCAAACTAAATACCGGACAAAAGACAACTTACAAAATTGATGGAACAGTCATCAAAGAGCAGACGCCGATTTCAATCAATTGGTGTGATAAATGCGAATCCTGGAAACCGCTTGAATACGGACGATATGACGGCGCACAGGGATTGACGATGCTTTGGTTTTGCTTGGACTGCAAATGATTCCAATCAAACTAAATCACGATGAGGAAATGATGTGCGCCAAAGCAGCATTTGATCGAGCCGTCGGATCAGCTGGATTGACGGATTATTCAGTGCAAAAACTGAATCTATTTCAAGACATTGCAAGAATGGCTGAGGCAATCGGCGCTGAAAATGCAGTGGCGAAATACTTTCAAATTGATGAATGGAAACCCACCGTCAATACATTCAAGAATCAGGCAGATGTCGGATGGAATCTTGAAGTCAAGCACACACCCTGGAAGGCTGGATGTCTGATCCTGCGTGATCGAGATCGAGCAGATGACATCGCAGTGCTTGTCACGGGCAATTCACCGAATTACTACATCATCGGATGGATTCCCATTGGAATGGCACGACGTCCATCCCGAAAGCGTGGAGATGGCTCATATTGGATCAATCCAACAGACTTGAATCCCATCGAGAATTTGAATCGGAGTGTTTATGCTAGAAACTATCAGGCTTGATTGCCGCGTCGAAAAAAAATCAACGGATCACAAAATAGTCAAAGTCACTGACAACTTGCCGCCATACGTACATTGCGTGGAGTGCTTATCTTGCGGCGTATTGGGAATCCGATCATTCGAGGCGCAAGATGCCAGTCTATGAATTCAAATGCCCAGTGTGCAGCAATGTCAGTCCGGTCAAAGCCGATTTCGATGCTGAGATCACTGCACCTGGATGCCCATATTGCTTGATCACGATGGAACGGGTTTGGACATCAAATCCAATTCATTTCAAGGGTAAAGGATGGGGTCATCAATGAAAACAGAAATTAAATTCACTTGCGGATGTGGCAAGGTATTCGACATTGATGGACGTCCAAATGTGGCGATCGAAATCCTAAAAGTGACGATCAGGCGACATTCAAAGGATTGTGACGCTTGTGGATAACTTGTGGACAACACGCCGAAGCCCCGTTCAACTTATCCACATATTTGCAATGTACTTGACGTCATCGGTACGCTGGATTCGCTTAAAGCGAGCCGCTGAAGCGGATGGCTCGCTAAGGCGTATTCGGCTATTGCCACCGCTATGCCTAGCAGTAGGCTTGATTTCAGTACAGATGCAAACAGCAACAG